GGTGGCGGTGGCGGTGGCGGTGGCGGTGGCGGTGGCGGTGGCGGTGGCGGTGGCGGTGACTCAGGGGGAGGTGGTACCTCGGGGTCAGGCTCAGGGACCCGCGCAAGCGCCATCCCAATAGCCGCCGACGATCCCGCAGCGCCCGTAGCGGGCCCCGACCAGATACTCTGCTCTCCCACCTGCACGAACGTAGTACGCGATACGGTATCGTTCACCCCGAGGGCTCCCGATGCATTAAGTCCGCACGCCCACAGAGTGCTGTCCGCCAAGGTCAGAAGCGTATGCCCGGCTCCAACGGAGAGCTCCATGACCCCCGTGGGATTCAGGAGTTTAGTGAACCCCGCAGCCTGGCCCGCCTGCAGATCGAGGCCATGGTGGATGCGCGAGGCGAGCCCGGCTCCGTAGGCGTACCCCTGGCAGATGCCGACCGCTGCCCCATTCTCAGCCTCCACCGCAGACCATCCCCGGAGGGGACTGACCTCACGGAACTCCGAGACAAACTCCCACACGGGCTCCCCATCGAACTGTCCGATGTTAGTCCCCATAGAGAGTAGCGCCTGATCCCCATCACGCACCCCGAACACGTGGGTGTAATGGGACCCATCCCCTGCGGGTGTCGTACTCATCTGCACCCACATCCACTCAACACCCCCAATGGGTACGAACCCGTCGTAGCTACTGACGTACCCCACCTTATCGTCGCACAGCACCGTTACGAACTTACTCGTAGCCCATATCCGCTTGGCCGGCGAGGGTAAATCGGCCTTCACGAACACTTGCGAAACCCGTAGCGGGGCTTTCAATCCGAGACATGGGTCCCCGGGTAACACCATATCGGCTCGCCCACCCGTAATAAACACATCCCCATCGGCGTCCATCACCACGGTGGTGTACGGACCACAGGCCACCTGCACAAAGGGCTTGGGGGTTATAGCCTTGAGTCCGGTGCTGGTCTGCTCGTAGAAGTCCCGCACGTAGGTAGCGTAGCTCGGGATATTGCCCCCCAGCCCTAACGCGTAGCTTGCCGTCCCCCACGTCACCAGCTCCTGTGTGCTCAATATCGCTGCCCCATGAGCCGACCCGACATCCAGACTTACTACCTGCGTAACAGGCTCGTAGGGAGGGTTCGCCGGTGTAAGGGTGGGGGTAAGCATCCCGGGCGGTAACGCCCCCATAACATTGTACCCCCATAACGCAGGGTACCCTACCTCGCCAGGCTCTCGGGGGACTGGCGGCGTACAGGCCAGCGCGCCCGGCATCTGGTAGAGCTGCGGCAACGTCCAAACGCCAGACCCCAGCTTTTTGGGGTCCAGCGGGAGCTGCCCAGAGATGTCCCCGCCGACGTAGCGCCGCATGGGATCAGGTCAAGGCTTCGTAGGAGGCCACAAAGGACACTCCGTTGGCCGCAGCGGCTGCTACCCAGATCGCATTCCCCTCCGTCGGGACTGACGTATCCACCAGGTAGATCGCCGTGGTCTTATCCACGATAACCAAGGTCGCCTGCGGCGGGATCACAATGGGGCCCGCCAGCGCCCGGAAGGTCGTCTCATCGGTCAGCCGCATCGACACAGCGACGGCGACCGGCTCCTCCGTGGAATTGCTGGCCAGAATGGAGTTCACCTTGTAGCTCGTACCCGACGGCGGCCCCGGAATGAGCTGCTCCGGTACGTCCGCAGAGATGGGCTTCACCCCCCGCGAGTGGGGGACAATACTGGTGATGTTGACAAAATTCGGTGCCGCCATGTGCCCTCCTACAGGCCAAAGACTATCGCATACACGATGGAGTCGTTACTGCGTCCCCCCATGGGGTCCTTCGGGTCCAGCGGTGCTACCTCGGTGGGTACCACCGGCACCTGCGTGATGTTGACCGCCGGCGTAATCGGGATGTAGTCGACGCCGCTCCAGGCCACCGTCACCCCGACACCGGGCCCAACTACCACCCCCTCAGATACATTGGCTCCACGGATACGGACCGGGCCTGTGCCAAAATTCATGACGGTGTAGTGCTTTGACGTGGCCGGGGCCGTAATCACCCGCTCCACCGTGTTCGACGCCGCCCAGCGGATCATGGCGTTCCGCGCCTGATTGCGTACCGCCACAGTATTAGAGAGCACCACATCCGCATCCGCGTTAAGCACCAGCGTGCCCGTGATTGCATCGTCCAACAACATCGTGATGGCATCGTTGATCGTCTCGCCCCAGATGCCAACCAAATCCCCCGTGGTGGGTAACGCCAGCCCCAGGTTGTCGGAAAAGTTTACAACGGCCATGTATCCTCCTACTGGATGCGGAGCAGTGCCGTCTCGGCGGTCTGCGGCGGCATGTTGATCGCCAAGGACATGTTGGTGGGTCGGCGGTTGCCTCCGAAGTCCAGCACAGCCACAGAGGCCCCACCACGCGTCTCATTATAAACGAGCGCGCCGCGCACAGTCGCATCCATCACAGGTATCGCTACGGACGCCACAGGGATGATCAACACCCCACGCTCCACATAGGCGGGCTGCGTCATGAGGTAAACCCCACCTGGCACGTACAGCGTATCCACCACCTCGCCCACCGTGGTGTAGCCCGTCGTCCGCGCATCCAGCGCGGCCTCCTCCGTGTAGAGCGCGAGCTTGAGCTGGTCCGGCGAGCCCCCCGCCAATACCTGCAGCCCGCTGGCCAACTCCAGCTTGAAACTATCGGTGAACCCCTGGATCATCATGCTCAACCTCACTCCCCGCGATACGGGGTGCGGTAATTATCCGTGCGCTGTGTGCCCTCCACGATGTTGCGGAGCATCAGCATGGCTTCCTTGTACTTGGCCTCGTACAGCTGCAGCAGGTCCTGTTCCCCCTTCATGTACGCGTAGGCTTCCACCAGCGTGCCGTAGAGCAACGCATCGCTGCTCTGCTCGCTCACCCAGGTCGTACCCGCCGTCACAATGGTCTCCGGGAACCGCGTGTATCGAGCCTTCCCCGTGAATGCCTGGGCCGGTGCCGGGCCAATGACGATCTGCAGGGGGCCACCATCCGCCGACGGATGGCGAAGCGCGTAAAACCTGGGCTCCCCCATGGTGGTGGGGTTCGGATATGCCTGCCGGATGTATGCCTCATCCTTCACCAACAAGTACCGATACACCCCCGTGGTATCCACCAAGGCCAAGGTATCCATCTCGATGAAATCTGCGGGTAGCGCATACTGTCCAACGCCCGGAGCCACCGGGATGTCCGTAGTGGTCTTGGTGGTCGTGAACCGTAACGCCTGGTATATCCGCAGCTCGGCCTGCTGGATGAACCGGTTGAGCTGATCCACGGACTCATCGGCCTCACCCCCCGCGCCCAAGAATTGCGGGAAGGTGTTGCCCAGGTACGACTGAACCGCAAGTCGGAGCTCGGTGTAATTCATGCTACCTCCACATGGCCGCCCTGCCACTGCAGGTGTAGCCGGTTAGGCGTCAACCCAGGAATCATCCCGCCACCGACAGGGTTCCAGCCCCACTGGATGTCCATCATGTCACTCCGGTCAGGACGCGGATGCCGCAGCATCTCCGCATCAGCGACGAGAGCCTTCGGCGTATTCTGCGGATGATCCGCATCCCAACACTGCTTGCAGGCTCGCACACCCGTGCGCACCCGCGCTACCACCACAGGGCGCAGCTCGACGTAACGAACCTCGTCCCCGCACACGTCACATACGGCCCGAGCGTTCTTCCCCGAGGCGTATCGGGCCATTACCGATACCCTGCAGGGACGAACGGGATGAAGGTGGCATCGGCCTTCTCCCGGTCCTCATCGGCTGCCAGCTGGAACTGAGCCTCATACTCGGACTTCAGCAGGGACGCACGCTCCAGCTCAACCCCCGGTAGCTTCGACGCGAGCTTCCACGCCAGCCCGGAGATCATGGCTTCCAGGAAGCGGAACGGGATGTCCGCCGTACCGCCGCCATCCCCCATGTCCTGCATACGGCGTAAGCGCCACACCCGCATCTGATACCCCTTGTCAGGGACGGGCCACAGGACGACGCGAGGGGCTTGCACCCCCGTCGGCGTATCTGCCCCCGTGCGCCGATCCACCCACACCTGTGTGGGGATGCCTGGGGTGTTCTTGCTGGCAATGCCAGCGTACATGGATGCGCTTATCCGGGATACGGGGCGGTCCAACTGGTTCACCCCATCCCCGAGGCGAACACTAGCTTCCAGGACATCCACGGTGTTCAGGGGCAGATTGTACGCCGCCACCCCGGCCGCCAGCGTCAGCGCCACCTCATCAATGGTCCAGAGGTTCACCCCGCGATTGGCCCACTCGATGAGGAGCAAGTTCAAGCTGCGCCGGGCCGTAGCGAAGTGATACCCCGTCCGGGCCTCACTGCCGCACCGCTCAAAGGCTTCCTCGATGATGTCCGCGATGTCCAGATTGAACGCCGCCGTGCCCGTCGTGGTCATCGCTTGGCTTTCAGGGTTTTCTGCTTAGGCTTGGCTGGGAAGTGGTTAGCGGTCAGCGACTTGAACCCCGTGGCTCGCCCCTGCCGCATCGCACCCCCAACGTCGGCAAGGCGGCGGGAGTCTGCCCCCGCCACTTCCTGCGTCGTAGATGGGGCTCGCTTGAGCCCCGCAGACTTGCGCGCCATGTTACGACGCGGAGACCGCTACGCCAATCAGGATGCGCAGCCAGCTGGTGCCGTCCCAGATTGCCAGGCACGGACTGCCGCCAGCACCGTTCGAGACATAGATGAGCGTGTTCAGCGGGGCCTCAGCCGGCACCGTGGCCACCGTGTAAGCGGGTGGGGTCAGCGTCCCCTCGAAGCCATTATCAGACTTCACGGGACCGGAGAAAGATGTGCGCGCCATGATGTTTCCTCACATGCGAGTTAGGCGTAGTCGTCTGCATGTCGTCAGCCGGGCCTGTCGACTACACCGGTTGTCCCGGTACAGGAATCATACCACAGCTTTGCGGGCCTCCCAACCCTGCTTCTTACCGCACGATGGGCACCCCCGGCCTTTACGGAACTGCGCCGCGTACTGCGAGAACTCGCCGTGCTCAGGGCATACGCACCCCTCGATACGGACAAGCGCCCCGGCGTAGATCGCCTTGGAGAAGTCGTATTTTGCACGGACCTCAGCGGGGAATTTGGCCATCACGTTCTCGAAGGCGAGTGGTTTTTGCTCCATCGCGTTGCGGCGCATGTTCTCCTGCGCCCTGCGGAGGCCGTCGGCGGTGTACGTGCGCGGGCCTTTGGGTACTCCCTTCTGGGCTTCACTGATCTTGCGCCGTGTTTCCTCGTCGCGGGTCTTGCCCAGCCAGTGTCGCTCGGGCTTGGCCAGTTTTATCTGGCGCAACAGCTCCTTGGTCTCCTCGCTATGCCGGTGCCCCAGGCGTGGGTCCGCTTGCCGCAGGCGGGCGTCTCGCAGCTTCGCCTTGGTCTCCTCACTACGGGGCTTGCCGTGCATCGGGTGCGACTCCGCAGGGGCACCCTTCCACGGTGCCCCGTACTTCCGACCCACGTTGTAGCAGGCGTCCGTTCCCACCCAAGCATCAAGCCACTTATTCTCGGCTTCCTCAAGGGTCCGTGCCGGCTCTACCTCCTCCACCAGATGAAAGACGAATGCCCCCTCCCCCAGTCGATTCCACGCCTCTTGCAGCCCCGCACTATGGTGGCGGTTATCTCGCAGCCGGGCTCTGTGAGTCCGCACCCTCTCCGCATAGCTACCAGTGCTGCCAATGTAGAATTTGTTTTCTACCGTGTTGGTGATTTTATACACTCCGCGCTTCTTCATAGCGACCTCCTCTAAATGGAGATCACAGTATAGCTCAACCCCCAAAAAAAGGGGTGCGGAAACTAAAAACCCCGCCGAAGCGGGGTAAAAATCACGTAAGTCGTTGATTTTATTCAGGCACCCGGGCTGCCAAAAACGCCCAAGGCGTCAGACCAGCCGAACGAATACCGCTCGCGGGCCTTGTACTTCATATTCGCCGTGTCGAAATCCGTGCTATCGGAAGTCGTCAGCTTGGCGCGCACGAAGTGCTTGAGGCCGTTGGGCACATCGGTAGTGATGAAGAACGCGTTGGGGTCGGTCAGGAAGTTGTTGACCGTGTAGCCCTGCGGGATCACGCCGTTGGACTTGATGACGTTGATGTCATTGTCCGCCGTACCCACGCGCTTCTCCGTTTCCAGCAGACGCGTCGCGATGAACTGCAGCTGGGGCGGGATGATGAGCTTCTTCGGCTTGGCGGCGATCAGCAGACCGCGTTCGTCCGTCCACTGGGCGATCTGGATGACCGCGTTCTCCAGCGACGTTTCGTTGAGGTCAGCGCCCACCGACGGTCGGTTCGACACCGTACCACCGGACACCAGCGGGTGCGCCGTACTAAACAGGGCCACGCCGTCTCCGCCTTTGTAGTTGGAGTTGAAGCCATTGTTCAGCACCGCAGCGGCCTTGACCTGCTTGGTGTAGGCCATAGCACGAGCCAGCGCCTTGGTGTAGCGGGCCGCCAGCGAGTCGTACAGCTGATCTTCCACTGCCTCCTCGGTGATGGCAAAGCCAAGAGCGATGGTCTCGTGGGTGTAGCGGGCCGTCCACGCTTCCTGAGCGTGGTCATACTGGATGGCCGCGCCTTCGGTTTTGGTGGGAGCCGCGCCGAACCCGGCCAGCTTGGTTTCTTCTTCAAAGGAGCGGTCGGAAGTCTCCGTTTCGTAGATTTCCTTGTGCTCCTCGCCGTATCGCTTGTACTCCAGACCGAACAGGGCGTTCAGGCCAGGCACCAGCTCCTTGAGCAGTTGTGCGCGTGAAATTGCCATGATTCAGTCTCCTTACAGGCTGAGGGTTGCCATCAGGGTGTGGTTGTTGATCTTCACCAACACCTCCTGATACAGGGTACGGCCGTCGTCGTAGGCCGACTCCTTGACCACATCGACCACACGGAACACGTGGGTTGCGGTCGTGGCAATACCAACGGAGTCCAGCCCCACCACTGAGGACTGGCGCGTCAGTGACGGCGTGCCGGACGTCTTGGCCTTGATGTTCTGGCCGACGGCGGTGTACGCCACGCCCGTGACATCGGTGCCCGACGTAGTAATCGCGGCGCGGAACAGGACCATCGGATCGTCGATCACGTAGGCCACGGCATCCGAAGCCACGGTACCAGACGGCCAGACTTGGCTGTGGACGAGGTGCTTGGTCACGGGGTCAGTGTATTCACAGCCCATGAAAATACCGGTGATACCGGTAGTCGATGCCGCCGTCGCAGTGGTCAGCACGCCCTTCACGATCTTCACCGGCTCGCCGAGAGCAATATTCTCGGCCAGACCGGAGGCAATCGGGTATTGGCGCATCGCCCCCGCATACGGCATACCATCGACACGGCCCACGGGACGGAACCCGTAGGGTGCATCAACTTTGGGATAAGCCATGGTTAGCTCCTTGAGTTTTTACGAACCTGAGCCGAACGACACTTCCTGGCGTGCTTCCTTGAACAGGGGCATGCGCGGGTCGCTCTGACTCATGAAATTGTTGTCTACAGCCTCCATCTGCTGACTGGCCTGGCGTGCGTAGAACGCATCGCGCTGACCCACCAGGTCGTGCGGAGTCTTGCAGAGCAACAGCCCACCTACTTCGATATGCTCCCTGAAACGCGACTGCGGATCGACGAGTATGCGGAACTTGGGCTGCTCCTCCAGCGTCACCGGCTCCCACCCCTCACGGAGTTTGGAGGAGATGTTGCGTGGATCAGCGGTGCCCAGCGTTGACACTCGTACCCAGCGGTACGTGTACCCAGGAACCATATCGGGCTCCGGCAGCAGATCAGGCTGTACCCACTGGCGCTGGCGAGCTTTGTTCTCGCGGGTGGTGGCGGCGCGGGGTGTGCGATCATCGGCCATTACGTTGCTCCTTTACGAACTCACGGACGTACTGCTCGGGGGTAATCCCCAGCTTGTTGATCAGGTTCATTTGGCTCTGTGACAGGCGCACTTTCTGCGGTGCGGTGCTACGAGAGGCCGATGCCACGACAGTCGAAGATTTGGTTCGCATGCCTCGTGACCCTTGCTCCCCGAAGGCTTCCGGGAAACGTTCGCGCACGGTTTTGTCCAGTGTCGCGTAATACTGGTCGGACCCCACTTCCACTCCATCGCCGCGCAGTTCATCGTGCACGCCGAGGGCAAATGCGGTCATACCCTTGTTCGTGCCGAACCACTGATTGCGTTCTTGCCACGCCAGTGCTTTGCGGTCCGGGCGGGGTGCTTGCGGTTCAACCTGCGCGCTTTGTACCACATTTTGTGGGTGTTGTGCAATGGGTGGGCGGAAATTCGCGATCTGCGCCATGCGGAGCTGCGCCTGCTGCATGGCCGTCTGCGCTTCCACCAGCGCGTCCGTATCTCCCGCATCGTAGGCGTCCTTGTACGCACGCTTGGCCTGCTCCATCTGCGTAGAGGCGGTCAGCTTAATCGCCTCCATATACTCCTTCAGCCCGGCCTGCACCGTACCCTTGAGCTGCTGGTTCTCCTGCAGGAGTCGCTGGGCTACATGGATGGCTTCCTGATGCTCACGAACGGCGGCTTCCTTCTCGCGTCGCTCGTCGTGCCAGACCTTGCGCATCTGCTTGAGGCGCTGCTTGACCAGATCATCGTACTTGTCAAGATCATCTTCCTCAAGTTCTTCCACCAACGGGCGGGGCATAGGCTCACGATTGCGGTCCTCCTGGGGTGTGTCGTCGTCGACCTCAATCTCGAACTCCGGGGTTGCGTCGGCCACCTGCCCCTGCGCGTTCTCGGCCTCGTCGGGAAATTTGTACTCGGTACTCATACGTCCTCCTTACTTGCGGGAAATGCCCCGAGGGTCCTGTACCACACCCTCTACGGTATCGTCGTTGATCAAGCGGAACTCACGGCCGTGGATCATCAAGCGGGAGCCTGAGTACGGGCGCACGAGGATAAAGTCCCCCTCCTTACACCACGCTCCAGACGGGAACCGTGTCGGGTCCTTGTAGCAATCAGGGCCGAGCTTGACCACGAACAGCACAGTGGTCAGTGCCTCCTCGTTCGAGATCGTCAAGTCAGACTTGATGATGCCGCTCTCGTAGGCCTTGTCCATCTCCGGTACAGCACACAGTATGCGGTAGCCCACGGGTTCCGGCAGCTGTCGTGCCTTCTCCTCGGCGGCGCTAGCGTCTGTAGCCAGCTTGGTTTCATCAGTCATCCGAAGTCTCCATATGTTGTTTGAGGTCTTGAATCACGGTGCATGCGGCCTCAAGACCCCGAATCTGGCCGCACGCAAACTTATACTCCTCGTAGGACACGCAGTGCCCGGCCGCAATCGCGTCGCGCAGGGTATCCATCCGCTCCTGGTACTCCTTCATCAGGTAGCTTGCCATATCCATCATTTACCTCCCTTGCTGAGTGCGTTCATGATCTGCTGCTGCGTCGCCTGGCTGGCCCGGGCGCTGCGCTCTTTCTCCTTGTCGTTCTTGTCGGACAGGTGTTTGAGGACATCCGCCCCCAGCTGCACGAGCATAGCTTCACGCCCCGCAGCGGTGGTTTTCTCGTCCGCCAGGGCCGCCATCGCCATGCGGCGGCCCTCCGTCTGGTGCTGCATGGCGATGCGCTCGCGCTCCAGCTGGATTTTCTGCTGTCCCAGCATGACGTCGGCCTGATCCTTCTGTTGCTTGCGTTGCTGCTCGGCCTGCTTGATCTGGACCTCCTGCATCTGCATCTGGACCATCGGGTCCTGCAGCTGCTGCTGGGCTTGTTGCTGCTGTATCTCCTGCGCGTTGTTCGCCAGTAGCTGCTTGGCGGCCTGCGCCAGCAGCGGAGCCAGGCGGGCTTCCACCTCTGGCTGCAGCACCACATCCTCCCCGGCTTCGTCTGACATCGGTGGCATGGGCATGCCCAGCTGTGCTTCGATCTGCCGGCGGTACAGGAACGCGATGTGCTCGTTGATGTGATTCATCGCGGTCTGCGAGATCATTTTCGCCATGGGGTTGTTGCCCAGCAGCTGCCCCATCTTCGGGTCCTGCAGGGCGGCCATATGCACGTCGATGTGGGCCTGATGGTCCTGGTGCAAAAAGGCTTTGACCGGCTTCATCATGAGGAAGTTCTGGTTCTCAGTTACCGGGTCCAGCGGGTTCGTGTCGTCGTCCATGGGCACCAGTTTGTCGGCGTCCTTGATACCCATCACTTCGAGCATCTGTCGGTTAAGCAGCGGCATGTTGAACACCTGCGGCGAGGTCTGCGCCATCTGGAACACGGCCTGCATCTGCACGATCTTCTGCGCCATGGTGGCCGCGTTGGGGTCGCTCACTGGGATGACATCGACATCTGCGTAGTCCTCCCGCCTGGCGAAGCGTGTGCCACTGTCCGGGTCATACTCGTACTCCGACGGGGCGTAGTCGGCGATGATCGCCTTGAGGAGCGCCAGCTCCTGCTTCATGGAGAAGTGGATGCGCGCCTGGATGGCCGTCATGTTTTTCAGCGTGCGCTCCAGGATGGCCAGGGTAGTCCCCACCGGAGCCTGCGAGCTCATGTCCGACAGGTTCAGGTCCGCCGTGTTCGCGAAGCGGCGGCCTTCCTCCACGATTTTCTCCATGAGGGCCGACAGCACCTGACTGGGCTCCTTGTACGGGAGCGGGAGCAGGTTGTCCCGCAGCGTGCCACTGGGCACGTCCACGTCGCGCCACTCCCCCGGTGCTATCGGGGTATCCACCCCCTTGACGCGCATACCTCGGGATTTGAACCCTCCCGGCAGATTAGACAGGGTGCCGGCATCCACGAGCTGTCGGATGAGACTGGTGCCGGATTTGGCGAATGCCCCAATGAGGTGGATAAGGCCGAAGGCATAGAACCCGAACCCCGGGATGTAGAAATAGTGCACGAAGTGCTGGCGCGGCGTATAGGTCTGGTCCTCCTCGACCCAGTTACGGCGTATGGCCAGCACCTGCCCTGTGCCCTTGTCGAGCGTTACGACGTAAGGGAGTGCGATGCCTGTGGGGCCGGTCTCATCCGTATGCTCGTAGCCCTTGAGGTCGAGGTACGTGTGGACCTCCAGCAATTTATGGCGGTCGTCCGTAGTCGCCCGCAGCCCCATACGCTCCGCGATGCGCTTCTCGATCTCGTCGACTGTCATGTCCGGGTCGCCCAAGTCCACGTCCCGGTAGAACCCACTGTACTGCAGCCGCTTCACCTCGTTGGCTGTTTTACGCATGACATGCGTCACCCGCTCTGCCGAGCGCAGGTCCGAGGCTCCGTAGGGCACCACCACGTCCTCGGCCGGCACGTACAGACTCACCTGCCGCTCCAGCTGCGGGTCGAAGTACACCTTCTTGAACGCATTGCCACTCAACCCCAGGCCCCACAGCATGCGTTCATGCTCGGGGCGGTACTCCGGCATGGCATCGGTGAGCTGGTGGTTCATATCCTCCTGCACCCGGGCAGCGGCTTCTTTCTTCGTCGGGGTCTCCCGGCCTATGATTTTGGTCCGCACCGGCCCTGCAGCGGGGAACGTCGCCATCATGGTCTCGGACTGGAATTTCACCAGCGCCTCAGCCAGCAGGGGGTGATACACCCCACACGCACCCTCCCAGGGTTCGCTGCGCTCCTCGATCTTGAGCCCCAGCAGCTCCAACCCATCGACGTATGTCTGTATCCAGTCTTTGCGGGAGGTGAGATCATCCTCCACGTCAGCCAGCAGCGTATCCGCCAGCGCCGCCAACGTGTCGTCATCCATATGCTCGGCCAGGTTCGTCTCGAAGGGCAGCATGGACTCCACCAGGGACTCGCCCAACTCGAACCCCATCTCCATCAGCTCGTCCGGGCTGACGTCCCCACCGACCAGCACCTCGGTGATAGCCTCTGCGATGCCGTCATCCGGCACCACCTCCACGACCAGGGCCTCCAGGTCTGCCGCATCAGACGGTATCTCGTCCGGTATCCCCTTGGGTGCTTGTCGGTGTGACTTGTCGATTGCCATCTCAAAACCCTTTCCGTTTCTGTTTCTTCAGTGTGGTGCGGTTAGTCGCCGGATTGTACGTGAAGTCACTTGTCGGGCGGCCTGTGGCTGCCTTTGCACGGTCCTTCGCCCGCTCCTCAGCCGTCATGGCGTCACGTCTGCGCCCCGCTGCGGTCAGCTCCTCGGAGTCTGCCTTCACATGCCCCCGCTTGCGTAGTATGGACAACGCTAATTGGCGGTCGCCGCCGACCTGGGCCGTCAGGCGATCCATCAGTGCGTTACGGCCCATATGCTTCTGCGTACTCATATCCGGTCCTCAGTAATAGGCGGCCTTGCGGGCGTACAGGTCCTCAGCCGCGTCCTCCGTGTGGTCCGAGTCCAGGGGCATGAGTCCCCCCTGGCGCACCCGCATGAGGCACAGCGTCAGGCAGTCCACATCATCGTCGTGCTCGCCGTTAGGGAACGCGGTCAGCTCCTCCACGACCTCCTCAGCCCACCGGGTCTCGGGAAACCACACCTGCCCACTGCTGATCATATCCGAGATGGCGTTGAGGCGGGCGAGTTTATCCTGCCCCTTGCCCGGACTGAACTCTGACACGAAGATGCCACTGCGCCGCAGCTCATCCACCAGCGGCTGCCCGCTGGCTTTGGTCTCGATGATGAGGCTATCGGGCTTCCAGTCGTTGACCTGCTGGTGGGCGATGCGTTTCAGGTTCGGAAAGTCCCACTTCCCCTTGGCCCGGTTGAGCAAGATGACGTTCGTCACCCCATCCTCCGTGGTCCAGATACCCCACGTCTGGCATGAGGAGAAGTCCGACCGCTGCTTGACCGTCAGTGCCGTATCCCACCCCTGCACGATGAACTCGCACGTCGGTGGTTTCGGGTCCGGCCACCACTTGATCATGTCCTTGTTGATGATCACCGCATCCTTCGATGTCGGTGCCTGCATGTACTGCGCGTTCCACTGCCACGCCGGCATGCTCGCCCGGGTACGCTGCAAGGCCTCCAGGCTCCACTGCTCAGGCCACAGGCTCCGCTCTACCTCTGGGAGCTCCTCGGGGGTGTAGTCGGGGTGCTCCGGGTTGGCGAGTGGGTTAGTCGCTGTGAGAATCGCCGGGAACTCAAAGACCTCGTACTGGTCCGCCTCGGGATTCATCGCCGCGTCCTTCACGACCCGCCCAATGATGTCCCGCTGATGCCAACGTGTGTGCAGCAAGGCAATGCGCCCCTCCGGCATCAGGCGTGTTCTGAGACCTGACAGGAACCACTCGTAGGCGGCATCGAACTGGGAAAAGTTCCCGGTCTTAATATCCTGCTCGTCGTGGGGGTCATCGACAATAATAAGGTTTGCCCCACGCCCTGCGATGGCACCCCCGGTGCCGACGGCGTACACCTCCCCGCCGAGGGTTGTGGCCCACTGCCCCGCGGCCTTGGAATCCTTGGCAATACGGGTTTTTGGGAACAGCACCTGGTACTCGGAGGACTGGATAATGTTGCGCACCTTCCGGGCCATCAATACCGCAAGATCGGCCGTATTGGAGGCGATAATCATCTTGTGCTCCGGGTGTTTTCCGAGATACCACGCCGGGTAATACACCGAAATCATCTGCGATTTCCCAAAACGCGGGGCCACAGACACGGCAATTCGGTCTTTCTCCCCCGATTCGACCTGCATGAGGAGCCCCCCGAGGCGTTTTAAGTGCGCACCGAACTTATAGGTTGGGTCCAGGGCCGCAATGAACGCCAAAAAGTCGTCCTGGCACAGGCGCTGACGCCTCCTGGACTCCAACTCATCCAGCAATGCCAGCGTTGCCGCTTTTTCCTCGTGCGACATGTGCGGAAGGCGGGACAACAGGGCCTGTAGCGCGGTGTAGTCCATCAGCTTACGGCATTCGGGGGCGTCAGGTCCGGCATGATAGCCTCCGCAGCCTGCTCACGCGAGTATTCCCCTTCCATAGCATTGACAATCCGCTCCCGCAAGAGCTGTTCCAGCTCCTCCGTAGGTCTATGGCGCAGCGTGACCTCGGTTTTATCCGTGAATAGCCCCACATCCGAGATTTTCCCGAGCAACTCGTAGCACCGCAGGCGTATGCGGGGGTCCGCATTCGTACTGTCCTCGATCAACCGGTTCGTCACGTAGTTGCGCAGCTGCACCGCCGACTCCACCACGGCATGGTCGTACTCAGACAGGATCGCTTTGATGTGCACCACCGTGCCCGGAGCCGATAGCACTGTCTCCGTCGGGGCCAGGGTTTGGGCAAAGATCGCACGGGCCGCCGTTTTATCCTCCTCCGTCACAGGTACCCCATCCGGGAACTCTGTCTGGGCCAATACATCCAGCGTAGCGAAGGCTGCATCAACCCGCTCACGCAGGTCTGCATACGTCGGCGGATAGTCCGCCATCGGCACGTCGTCCTCAATGTCCGGGCATTGCATGTTTGTGTGCAGGAGTACCCCAAGATGGACGCACTATAGCATAGGTACCATCGACGGGGGGTGTTCCTGTATTTGGGTGTGCAGGCGAGCAGGCGCGCTTTTGGTGGGGGTACCCCCTCTGCACCTCACCACGCCTCACCACGCCTCACCACGCCTCACCACGCCTCACCACGCCTCACCACGCCTCACCACGCCTCACCACGCCTCCCTTGACGGTGTATATGCATTTAGCATACGTCGCATCGTGGGAGTTACGCTCAGTACATAGCGCGCGGGATGGAACCATCCCACCACATCGGGGGGTGGGGGGTCGGCGGCGCGGGCGGGCCGGCGTCGAATGGGGTAGGGCTTAGATATTATCTAATGATGCGTTACAGCTTGACTATGTATAGGACTGGCGTATTATTCGGATTGTGCATGTCGCACATCAACCATGAAAGGACACACCATGAACACCAACAACGCCAAGCGCAACGCCAACAACCCCAAGCACAACTCCACTATCGCCGCCACTGCCAAGGCACTGGCAAACATCGATACAATCCCAGAGAGTATAAGCGCGCCTATGGCGCGCTTGGCGGCGGCAGAAGGGAATGCGTCGAAGGCACTCGACAGCCAATTCAACGCGTATGCTGCGCATTTGCGCAGTGCACGAGTTGAATTGGGCAAGTCAATCAAGACCTGCCCAATTCAAAAGGGGTTGTCCGAAGCACTGAAACTGCTACAACCACTGACGGGCTGGAGCGATGCAACATTAAATCAGTACCGTTCTGCATTCACCGGATGCTACAAAAACAACATACCATTCGACCGGAACTACCGCACCGATAGTGGCGGCGGGAATAAATCGTCGGATGAAGCCTTATTGAAAGGTTACTTGAGAAAGGCCTACAGAAAAGCAAAGGACCTAGCTCACCCGAAAGCGGGTGAGCTAGAAAAGACAGCGAAATTATTCGGGGTGGTGCTGGATTAAGCCATCACACTGTGAAGCCCGCTTCGGCGGGCTTTTTTTCGCCTGTACATTATGGCATAGGCACCCAGGCGACGGCTTCGCCGTCTAGTAGTTACGGCAGGCGAGCGCGAGCGGGTAGGAGCCCGCACCCAGCGGCACCCAGCGGCACCCAGCGGCACCCAGCGGCACCCAGCGGCACCCAGCGGCACCCAGCGGCACCCAGCGGCACCCAGCGGCACCCAGCGGCACCCAGCGGCACCCAGCGGCACCCGCCGCGTTTTTAGATTTTATCTAAGGAATGGGCGGAACCCTACGAGCGCAGCAGCGATTTGGATTTCAGCCGGCCGGACTACTAGACGGCTGAGGATGGGGCGGGCATGGCATTGAGGCAGGCGAGCGGGCGCGGCGCGGCCCCATCTTTAGATAAAATCTAAGAAATCGTCAGATACGGGACCCGGTCACGAAACCTTATTTAATCCAAGGGGGCGATTGACGAAATCCTACTATTTTTGTAAGGTTTTCTCAGAAAAGTCAGAAATCGTGTCTTATATCCACTAATAAATCAGGAAATCTGACTAAACTAGACTACTACCTGTACTATCCTGTACGAAATTAAATCAGGTTTCGTAAATTTTGCTGCTCAGGATATAAGGTTTTGCAAATCAATTGACAAAGGCAAGGGTAGGCTTACGAAAAGTAAGCAAAAACGAGCGCGCATAATAATAATAATAATACTAATTAATTATATATATATATACATATCTGTGTGTAGAAACGTAATGTACTAGAGATGGGGGGGTAGGTCGCAGCCTGCCGAAATTTGCCAGCGAAAACCGTGCCGCGCGCCCGCATGCAAAATCACGTGCAAAATCTTTTTGGTGTGTTCATTTTCTCTCTTAGGGGGGCTGGGACCCCCTATCCCAGAAATGCCCTATTTGCTGGTACATCTCTCGAATCTAAACGCCCGCCCTCATTTCTCCCCACGTTTTCGTAGCACTTCTCAGTACTCCTGACGTTTCATGATGTAAGGAAGTCTGGGTTTTCCCACCTAATTCACTTTCCTTACGGTCACATCTCCCTACGCGTTTCGTACTCAGCACAACGCAACCCCCTAGCATACGTTTTTCGTAGCGTTTTCCAGTACGTTTCCTGTACGTTTAATAAATAAGCCCAAGTCAAGCTATTTCCCCTCACGCCCCGCTTGCACAGCCGTCGCCCCGGTGCTATAGTGCCCCTCATGCCAACCCCCGGCATACCCCTAACCTACGTGAGGCTTACTATGATCCACAACATCGACACTCCCACTCAAACCGCCCCTCTCATCCCAGCAGACGCCACCTATGCCCTAAGTGTCTCCGACACCCCCTACCCCCACATTGCAACCCTATGCCACGCAGGCTCCACGGTACTACACACCCGCTCCCGCGTGCTGTTCGTGCCGAAGGATGGCGTACTGACCCCTAACTGCACATGGACGCCCGCCGAGATGTATATATTGTTAGGCACCCCTGCGCGATCACGCTGGGCGACGTTGGAGTCCCTGCACCGTTCTCCGGCCATGCGGATGGGAGCCTTGAACACCGGCGCGGACATTTACGATGCCGCCTTTGGTGAGGACGTGCCGAACCCCCTGTATCGGTTGGTGCCGGCAGATATGGCCCTTTTGCATCGCATGATGTTGAGTCCCAAGCCGAGTGCCACGACGAGCCCGCAGGAGCGTGAGCGCGCCCAGGTGTTATTGCATGAGCTGGGTATGATGGTGCGCGCCCAGAATGATGCTGTAGTGCGTGCGACCCTCGAAGGGATGCCGTTGTTCAGTCAGTACCTGCCGCGCATGTACGGGGAGATGAAGCCCGGCACCCAGGCCCCTGCTACGCACGACCCCGCTAGCACCCCCACCCAGACCCAACACAAGTACAACCCTCACACCATACTAGCAATGAATGCGGTCTGGGCCACGGCGACCCCGGAACAGAAGGAAGCGGCCCTGCGGGCTGCGCAGTTGATAGCGGATGATGTAGAGTTGCATCAGTTGGACGTGCCCCTGACGCAGTATGGCCTACCCCGCCGCCGACCCGCGTACACTGCGTGGCCCTTCCGGCATATGCAGCTGCATGATACGGTGACTATCGAGCCTGAAGATGTAGTGCGGGCACGCAACGCCCTCTACGCGCACAGCCATCGCACGGGACGTAAGTTCAGCTCTCGGATGACCCCCCATGGCACCATGCTGGTGACGTATCTCGGCTCGGCCCAGCTGCATGCCACCCAGCCCCACACCCCAAGCCACACCCCAAGCCACACCCCAAGCCACACCCCAAGCCACACCCCAAGCCACACCCCAAGCCACACCCAGCTGCATGCCACCCAGCTGCATGCCACCCAGCCCCACACCCCAAGCTACACCCCCGTGCCGTTGAGAGCCCAAGTGAGCGACCTGTTCTCTGCATGGACTGCACAGGCCACCACCACCCCCGACACTGCCGACACTGCCGACTAACCGCACGCACCCCAAGCCACACCCCTAAGCCCCGCATGGCGGGGCTTTTTCTTTGCGGGACTACTATGCCGCCCCGTTCCCGCCCCGTTCCCGCCCCGTGGAGCTCCGTCTATGCTTGACAATGTATAGTCCATTTGTTATAATATGTCCATGGTGAGAAAAGGTTAAATCCTTCCTTCTACCTCCGGCCCGCGTAGGGCTTTGGCGCGACGCAGCGCAGCGTGAGAAGCAAGTTTAGATTAAATCTAAAAACGCACATCACGACGGGAATTAACAATCTGGATGCAATGCACAGGGTAGGTAGGCTGCTACCCGACGCAGTATCGAAGCGTATAGCTTCAGGCTGAGGCCCATGCCTCAACAGCACAAGCCATGGTGGAGTGCCGGCCAACCGGTACGACGAAGCCTAACGTGAGTGTAAATGCGGTAACGCACTCCCTCTTTACGCCAGCAGCGCCGAATAGATGGCCGCTATAGGCGGTAGATAGTGTAGCACCCATGCCTGATGGTACGCCGACCGTATAAGTGACAAACCACAAAGACGGCCCTGCGGATACTAAGCCTGACCAGACAAGATGGGGGCGGGAAGAACCCGCCCAAACCCTACGGGGTTCCACCCCGAAACTACTTTTTAGATTTTATCTAAGGAAAGGAAGCACCATGTTACAACTACCTGAAATTTACACCGGCGGCTACCTGCACGAGCTGTCCAAGACAGGGGACATTGATGGCGTCCCCATGCCGCAGGAACGCCGTAGCGTGAATGACTATCACGATGTCCGTGCCCACGAAGCCCAGCTGGAGATGCTGGACAGCGCGCCGAAAGGGGCGGTCTACACCCTGACGTTCCACGAGGAGTGGGATTCACGTGGCGAGCTGGTACAGCACGCTGGGAAGATAGCGTGGATTAAGGCGGCCGACGGTGAGTGGGAGCCGTGCAATGCCGACTGAACCCCACCATAAACTGCAACCCCTCACGGACGAGGAGCTGACGACCCTGACTCACACGCTGCGCATCGCAGTGACCCTGCTGCTCGCATTGCTGGGCCTGCTAACCCTGCTGAACTACACCCTCTAGGAGAACACCATGAACACCATGAACACCATGAACACCACACGATACCCCGCCATGCTGCGGGTACGGCTCAACTGCTACGAGCTGCCCTACCATGGGCGCACGATACCCGTGCGTATAAAGCCAAGCCCGCGAGCCATCGCGGAGCGTCACTTCGACCTGGACTTCCGGGGGATACTGGCATGAGCACGACCAACACCACACCCACCCCCAGTCGCCAGATATTCGTGGTCATGCAGGGCTTCGTACTGCTGACCGAAGGGGCACAACGCGAGGGCGATGAATGGCGGCTTACGAACGCCTCAGTGATTCGCCGCTGGGGCACAACGCGAGGGCTTGGAGAGATTGCCCTGAATGGGCCCACGAAAGACACGGTGCTTGACCCCTGCGGAGCAGTGGTGGTGCCTGCGCATCAGGTGCTAATGCGCCTTGCATGTACCTACGAGGGCTAAAGCGTGTACAGGCTACGGCTTGAGGGTTACGGCAACGGCACCGGCTACGGCGACAGCTACGGCAACGGCTACGGCTACGGTGCCGGCTACGGTGCCGGCTACGGCGACGGCTACGGCGACGGCGACGGCGACGGCGACGGCAACACCTCACCGCTCACCACCGAGCACTTGCTAGTTATTGTAGCAAGTGAGCCACTAATTTTTACGAAAGGCTAAAGCGTGTACAGGCTACGGCTTGAGGGTTACGGCTACGGCTACGGCTACGGCGACGGCAACGGCACCGGCTACGGCGACAGCAACGGCACCGGCTACGGCACCGGCTACGGCTACGGCACCGGCAACGGCACCGGCTACGGCACCGGCAACGGCTACGGCACCGGCTACGGCGACGGCGACGGCACCGGCTACGGCGACGGAAACGGCGACGGCGACGACAACGACAACGGCAACACCTCACCGCTCACCACCGAGCACTTGCTAGTTATTGTAGCAAGTGAGCCGCTAATTTTTACGAAAGGGAGAAGATGAAAGCGGAGTTTAATGCGCCTTGCATGTACCTACGAGGGCTAAAGCGTGTACAGGCTACGGCTTGAGGGTTACGGCTGCCGTAACGGCACCGGCACCGGCACCGGCTACGGCGACGGCTACGGCACCGGCACCGGCACCGGCTACGGCGACGGCAACGGCACCGGCTACGGCACCGGCAACGGCACCGGCTACGGCACCGGCTACGGCGACGGCGACGGCGACGGCTACGGCGACGGCACCGGCACCGGCACCGGCTACGGCAACGGCAACGGCAACGGAAACGGCGACGGCGACGGCTACGGCAACGGCAACGGCAACACCTCACCGCTCACCACCGAGCACCTGTTGATACTCGTAGCGACACAACAACTCACTAGGAGAACCACATGAGTCACTTTGACTACTTCATTGCGCACCCGGAACAGGCGGTGCGCTTCACCCCAGACGGATTCCAATTCACACCAATGGCGAAAGCCGCCATTGAGCTGGATGCTACAGCCCGTGCAGTGCAGACCACGCACGGCGACACCCCAGCCATGCGGGCCAAAGTCCAGCAGGGACTCATGCGGGCCATGACCCTGCGCCTCACCCAAGAAGTCCAGCGGTATGCCGCTGGACACTAACCCTAGGAGAACAGCATGAACCACATGACCACTAACGACCTCACACCCAGCGCGTTGCTGGCCATCCTCAAAGCCTCATGTGAGGAAGCCTTAGACGGCACCTGGGACAGAAGCGACGACGGCTTCGAGGCGATGCTCACCATCATCGAGAAGCTCGAAGCGTTACTTGCGGATCACTAATTTTAGATTTCATCTAAACCTTGAAAGGACTTTGATATGAACACCACTATTACGAACCAAACCACGCTTGCAGATGCCGTGACCCTTATCACACAAATCGGTGCCACCAACACCGTGCTACTCATGGGACAGCCGGGCGTGGGCAAGACCGAGGGCGTCATCCATGGCCTGACGCAGAAGTTCCCCGACTATCACCTGGCCTATATTGATTGTGCCAATCTAGACTTGGGCGACCTCGCCCTGCCTATGATCAACGAGAAGGAAGGCACGACCACGTTTGCCCCGAGCGAGCGATTTGGGTTGGGTAAGTCTCAGAAGAAGCCCGTCATCCTGCTGCTGGATGAGCTGGGTAAGGCAACTAAGTCTGTGCGCAACATGCTGCTGCCTGTGTGTAATGAACGGCGTCTGGGGGATCGCTACCTGCCAGCCGGCAGCATCGTGGTAGCAACGACCAATCTTGCCAGCGATGGCGTGGGCGATAGCATCGAGGCGCATCACTACAACCGCATGACGGTGCTGGATGTAGCCAACCCGACAGCGGAGGAGTGGCTGCTGTGGGCTGCGAGTAATGACATCGCCCCGGAAGTCATGGCCTTTGCCCACGAGTACCCGATGATCTTTGATCGTTACGACACGAGCGCAGACGCGAACAACCCCTACAACTTTAACCCGCTCATGGGGCGCACCCGGATGTACTGCAGCCCACGGTCACTCGCCCGCGCCAGCAACATCGTCACTGCGCGGGGGAACCTGAGTCAAGCGGGACTACTAGCCGGCCTGGCGGGCACGCTGGGAGAGGCAGCAGCCCGCGACATGGAGGCCATGATCACGCTGGGCGATAGCTTGCCGAAGTTCGCCAGCATACTGGAGAACCCCAAGACAGCCCCCATGCCGAAAGGGGCAGGCGCATACATGATGGCGGCCCTCATGCTGGTGAGCCGGATCAATGACAACACGGCCGAGGCTATAACGACCTACGCAGACCGCTTCGAAAACTTCGAGGCGCAGGCGCTGTTCGCCACCATCGCATGCAAGACCCCGGGCAAGGTGACTATTGCAATGCGGTACAAACCTTTCACGTCCATGCTGGCCAAGTTCGGCAGCCTGGTCACCTGATACACCCCCAGACCCCGCAGCGAGTTTTAGATTTCATCTATTTTTCACTACAAGGAGTTTCGTTATGGACATCATACTGAACCGCAACATCACCCAGTTTCACCCCCGATACATGCGGGTGCATCACCTCTGGCGCACGGCGCAGTACCGCAAGGGGGCGTTCAAAGGGGATGCACCCTTCATGGATCGGCGCAAGTCGCATGCCCGTGTGCTGGCGCACTCGCTGGGCGACCCGATACGCTTCCGCTTCCACCGCACGGACATCGTAACACTCTATCCTGATGGGTCGTGGCAGGTGTTTTTAGATGGGTATGAGTCGCGTCCCACCACCCGGGACGCCTTGTGGCGGGCGTCGAAGATTATCGGGCTGCCGCAGCCGCAGATCATATCCACAGAGCGCAAGTTCGGCGTGTCGCACCGTACCCTGCTGGGGGTGCCGATATGGAGCCGGGAGCCTATCCACTACGCGGCCGACGGGACGCGCCTCACCCTGCCCGACCCGTGGAAGGCCAAGCGGGTTAACCGAGCGGAGGTTGCCGAGTGGCGGAGCCGCATCAAGGCGAGTGGGTATATGGACACGCTCCCTATGCTGCATATGGGGTGTGTGGACTACAGCGGGCCTTCTCGCCTGCACCGCTGGTACAACCCACGGGACGCACTTGACATCATGAGTGACCCGACCCGTGTGGAGGAGTGGGTACCCGTGACGCACTGGCTGTACGACCAGGTGTCTAGCACAGAGCTGTGGGCTGTCAAGCGGTATATATCCACCACGATCACGCAGTGTAGCTCTTATATAGCCACTGTGGAGGTGTGAGATGACGACAACGACAACGACATCGCAGTTCAGGAAAGAGGCAGTGCGGCTGGATGCTGCACGCTTCTGGGCCTTGCGTAGCCCGCAGTGGGTGCGTATCGGCAACGTGGGGAGTGTGTGCGAGTGGTCGCTGGATGAGGGCATCCCGACAGCATGCACCGACGGGCGGCAGGTGAAGTTTAGTCCGGTGTTTATCAAGACGCTGAGCGACAAGGAGTTGCGGTTCGTGGTGCTGCATGAGCTCATGCATGTGGCGTTTCGGCACCTCATCATCTGGCGCGGGCTGTGGGATAAAGACCCCGAGGGGGCCAACATCGCCATGGATGCCTTCATCAACACCCATCTGACGCTGGAGGATAGGACAGGGGAGATTATCATGCCGCCCTGCGGGATACCGTCGGAGCAACGCTGGCTAAACCGCGACGTCATGAGTATCTATCGGGAGATGCAGCTTGAGCAGTATCAAGGCCACGGCTTTGACCAGCATGACTTCACAGGCGCGGCAAGCGCAGAGCTTGAGGGTAAAGACTTCGCACAGGAGCTTGATCGCGCCTTGCGCCAAGGGGAGATGCTGGCCAAGCGCATGGGTGACGGTAGCGCCGGGCGGCAGGGGGTCATAGGTGCCCTGCTGAGTCCGAAGCAGGACTGGCGAGCCGTGACGCGTGAGTGGGTGCAGGACATCTGCAGTGGCGGCGATGAGAGTACGTGGTCCCGTGTCAGCCGGCGGTTCATCGCCCGGAACATGCTCATGCCTGGCAACGTGGCGGAGTGCGTAGGCGAGCTGGTCATTGGGTTCGACACCAGTGGCTCATGCTTCGGAGGCCCGGAGATGACGGCCGCCGCCTCGCATGTCAAGCACATCATCGAGCAGTTGCGCCCGAGCAAGGTGCATGTGGCCTACGTGGATACCGCCGTGACAGGCTTCCAGACCTTCGAGGAGGGGCAGTTCGAGGTGGCCAAGCTGCAGCCTACAGGCGGCGGGGGCACACACCTGCCGGTTCTGTGGGGCTATCTGCAGGCCAAGAAAATCAACCCCGTCGGTTGCATCTTCATCACGGATGGAGGCACCGCGTTCGGTACGGCCCCGGCGTTCCCCGTGCTGTGGGCGATGACCGCTAAAGTCCGCGCACCCTACGGCACAACCATACAGGTTGAGGTGTGAGATGAACGTTGCATATTGGTGCGAGGGCAAGATGCGCTTTGCGACTCGCACGCTACTTGACAAGGCGCTGAAGGCCCGCCGTAGGCACGCGGAGGTGCCACTGCACGCATACCGCTGCAACGTGTGCGGAGGATGGCACATAGGGCAGGCCAGCGGTAAGACGACCAAGGCTGTGAAGGCGATCAAGCGAGCGCGTAAAGGCCGGCATGAAGTTTAGATTTTATCTAAGAAAGGAGACGCGGTATGGACATCCATACACTGAAACGCCTGCGACCTAAGCAGTTTGAGAAGGCCCACAATGAGTGGGTCCAGCAGGAGATGATGTTCGACTGGTACACCCCTGCGATTGAGTTCCTCAAGGAGCAGTACCGCTGCATCCCCATCGGGACGGATATGTACGGAGACCCTGTGACGGGTAGCTTTGCCATTACCGATATTTACTTTCGCGGGTTCTGGAGTCAGGGGGATGGGGCGGCCGTCGTAGGGGATATGCCCCTCGCAGAGTTCATGCAGCTGAAGGGGTTGCATGAGACATACCCCCTGCTGTACGAGGCGGTCAAGGAGGCGCGTGTATGGGCCACCACGAGCCAGTACACCAACAGCATGCGCCAGTCGAGCCGCTTTGATGATGCGTTCTATGCCCTGCCGAACACCACGGCCCCGGCGGGGATGTTTGAGGGGATGGATGAGGAGGAGTGGAGCGCCCTGCTGGATGAGGAGATATACACGCATGGCGGAGACCTGGAGACCTTGTGGCAGGAGTTCTGCACGGACACAGCGGCGGAGTGTTACTCCACACTGGAGTCCGAGTATGAGTATGTCACCAGCGAAGCTGCATTCATCGAGTATTGCGAAGCCAACGAAGAAACTTTTGACGACGAGGAGTAATGACTATGAACACCATGACCAACATCGACACCACCGCAGGGGTATCCCGCGCCGCTGTACTGGTGAGCCTGACCGTATCCGCCTACACCGGGCGTAAGAAGGACCGCCGCACACAGGATGAGGTGCAGCTGACCAAGGGAGCCGCGAGTCGTAACGCCGCCTCTGTGTATAAATCCCTGTTCGCAGACTGCAAGGAGCTGGAGGCCATCGCCAAGCACCAGTCACGGGTCCGGGCGGACCACTACCGCCTGACCCTGCCGTGGTCGGACTCCGGCCTGCGTATGCTGCCAGCCACCATAATATTGGAGCACAGCAAGATGATCTACGACGCGAAGCAGGAGTGTGCGCGACTGGTAGATGCGTTCCTTGACCGCTACGATGTGCTGGTGGCGGCCGCAGCGTTCCAGCTGGGGAGCCTGTTCGACCGAACGGAGTATCCGTCCCGTGAGCAGGTACGCCGCAAGTTCGGCATCGAGAGCAAGACCTTCCCCATGCCCACGGCGGGGGACTTCAGGCTGGACATCGAGACCGCCGTGCAGGAGGACTTGCGCCGCCAGTTCGATCAGCAGATGCAGGAGACCGTGCAGGACGCCATGCGTAGTGCCTGGGAGCGGTTGCACACGGCCCTCACCAATCTGTCCGACCGCCTTGGGGTGGATGAGCAGGAAGATGGCACGGTGAAGAAGCGGGTGTTCCGGGAGTCGTTGGTGAGTAATGCCCTGGATGTGTGCGACGTACTCAAGCACCTGAATATCACCAACGACGCCGCGCTTGAGCAGGCACGGCAGGAGCTGCGTGGGGCGCTGGATGGGGTGGAGACAAAAGACCTGCGCGAGAGTGAGGGTACCCGCGCAGTCACCAAGCAGTCTGTGGATAAGATTTTATCTAAATTTGAGTGGCTCGATATGGGGGTGGGCGATGATGTATGAGCTGCGGTACGAGGAGTGTGAGGGGCGGCTGGATGTGCGGTGGTGGGCTACCCCGCACGGCCGGGTGAAGGAGATGACCCTGCAGTGTGCCGTGGAGGACGCCCCCGCATGGGTCGTGGTCATGCGGCATGCCGCTGCCCTGGCAGGAGACCTTCTGAACTACACAGACCCCCCACCCAAGGTTGTGTTCTACGCCACGATTAACGAGGAGATGGAGGTCGTGCGCCTAGGACTACTAACCGGCGCGCAATTGACGCTGGATTTAGTCTGTTCGGACGATGCCACGGGTAGCGAACCTAAGAAAGTGCATGAGAGGAGTGACAGATGAAGGAACCACCGAGACTACGAATACAGGCGGACCCGCCATACCGGGTAGTGACCCGCATGAGTGTGGCCCTACAGCCGCACGCAGCGGTGGGGAACGCGGTAACCCCAGCCCAGTGCGCACACTGCGGGCACACGCTGCTGGATGTAGCTCCGCGCTACCTCACCCAAGGGCGGTCGCAGTGGTACTGCATATGCTTCAAGTGCAGGTGGATGACTTTTTGGAACGCGCACCAACGTCGTACTGAGTACGGCGAGGAGTGGGCTCTGGTGATACAGGAAGGAGAGCAACATGCGTGAGTGGGAACTGAGTGATATGGGCGACACCATCGACAGCCGAGACATCATTGCTCGGTACGAGGCATTGTCGTCTGAGCTGACTGATCGGTGGGAAGAACATGTGAGCGATCTCTTGGACATCATTGAGGAGATGCGCGACGTAGCCCGTGACGAAGGTCGCCTTCTTGATGTTGAGGATGGCGAGGACATTAGCCTCTATGCTGAGGCTCGGGATCATGATCCGCACTGCTGCGCTTGGTTGCGTTTTCGTGAAGATTTTGACGCGTGGGTGTCGGATGTGGCAGACGCAGACCCGCACGAGTTTCATGAGGACGCCGAGGAGTATCTCGCCCTGGCGGCTATAATCGAGCAAGGCGAGGGGTACGGGGATTGGGCGTGTGGTGAGCCACTCATCGCGGAGGACTACTTCCCGGAGTATGTGCAGGAGATGGTTGAGGAGGGTTACAACTTGAAGGTACCTGACTTCGTGAATATCGACTGGGCGGGCACGGCAGAAAACGTGCGGGTGGACTACACCGAAATTGACGTGGATGGTGCAACCTACTGGATGAGGGCGTAGCCATGGACCCCCGAGCGGTTCAACTTGCAGCCTTTGAGAGCGCCACCCTCAGCGCCGCCCAGTATCTCAGGCGGTGCGAGGCGCGGCGTCGAGAAGCGGATGAGGCACTAGCTAAGGCCCGTGCCGATTACCGCTACATGTTTGAGCAACTGGAAAGGAGGAAGCGTGGGTACGTGGAATCTAACTTTTGATGTCTGGATATTGCGCCTGCTGGTGTTTGTGAATCGCATGGAGCAGGCGGCGACCATTAACCCGGACGTTATCCGTGTGCTGCGGAAGGAATGTGCAGCACTTGAACGCGAACTGCATGTAGCCCGAGTGGCTGCGCTATGAAAGGAACCTCGAAATGCTGGTGAAAGTATTGCGAGAAGCGGGTATTGACGAGGCGCTACGCGGCCTGTCCTACAGCTTCTTCCGCGACGACGAGGATGTGGATACGTGGTGGGAAGGGCAACGCGCCAAGGCGTACAAACGGGCGGACGTGCTGGCTCACCGGCAAGGCGGGCATAATAAGTTCCTGGAGTCCGTCATGGTGTGGTTGGACGTAAAGGCATCGCGTGCGTGGTGGAGCGAGTGCGATACATATCGTGTCGGCACGACGAAGCAGAGCACCAGCACTATGCACACCCTGGCGAAGCGGGAGCCGTTGCTGAGTGACTTCGATGACTCTGTGTCGGCGGAAACATTCCTCGCCATCCGCACCCTCTGGCACGACGCCAAGGGGGACATCACCACCCTCAAGATGAACTTGCCCGAAGGCTTTTTGCAACGCCGCCTGGTGGTGACGAACTACAAGGTGTTGCAGAACATCGTGTATCAACGTCACGACCATCGGCTGCGCCAGTGGCAGACATTCTGCCGGGAGGTGTTAGCTCAGGTCGAGAAACCGGAGTGGATTCGGAATGGGGGTGTAATATGAAAAGCAAAACGCCCAGCTTTCCCAAATCGGCCTTTCGACTGCCGGGTTATACGGCGAGAGACTACGGAGAACGGAAATGAACGAATAGAAGATTGAACAGGCTCTTGAGATGGCACGCTGCGCAGACTACAACATGGACAACCTCGCATCGTGGCAGCCATCCGTTACAAGCAACCCGATGTTTATTATGGTGCGGGCGCAGCTTCGCAGTGCGATTGACCTGCTCGAAGGTGCCGTATTGCGAGCGCCGACTTTTGGAGATGACGATGGAAGAAAAGAACGAAACCGGCCCTTCGGTAGAACCACGGCCAGAGCAGCAATGCAAGCAAGCACGACAGCATGACGAACTGATTGCAAAATTGCTCGACTCGCGCCGAGTGAAAACAGAGCTCGAACACGCGGCAGCAAGAGAGATTGAGAGGCTGCGCGATTTGTGCGACGACCTGTACTCCGATTTGATCGCCGCTGGATCGCTGGCCCCGCATGACTGTGGCGCATATGCGCGGATACAGGAAACGATCAAGTTGCGGCGTGACAGGTGGGCACGGAAGCAGGCACCTAACGCAGCGTCCCGCTCGAACCTCACAAGGAGCGATGAAGATGGATAACGCACAAACCGAAAACAGCGCCGCTGGCGGGGCGTCCGCGTTGACTGACGTGTTAGAGCGCATGCGCGCCAGGGCTGACAACGCTTATTGTGACTACATCGGCCAACTGCGGCGCGACGAGTGCCTTGGCTGGGAGATCAAGGTCGAGCGCGGAAAGTTTGGCGAGGCCGAACTGAAGGCACACTGCGCAGCGGCTGAAAAGCTTGGGCGTCACCGGGCGCTGCATGAGGCGGCGAACATGCTGGCCGAGGTGTTGCGCTCTACTGCAACGATTAGTTAGGCTTTCGGAGAAAAGGCATGAACAAGCGACTGGTTTCGATGACAGAAGGCGCGGGCGGAACTGCATTTATTTGCCCGTGCTGCAACAGGCTGTGGCGTGTAATGGAAAACATGGCGGGCCAGCGCGTATGCGACGAGTGCGCAGGGCTTGCACCCACTGATAACCAAGAAGTTACAGAGGCGATGATAGAAGATGGGCGGCAGATTGCCTCCGACATTATGAATGCCAACGTCTCTAAGCGTATGAACGGGCTTGACGGGTCGCAGACCTGGGACGAGTGGTTGGATGCCGGAGTCAAGAACAGAGACCTTGCCATCGCCTATGTGAATGGTGAGATTGATTCGGTCACGGCAATCTACAAAGCGATGCAACGCGCCAAGCTGATGCCTAGCGCAAAAGTGAGCTGACTGCGCGGCGTTCTGAGCGTGAGCGGCAACGTCGCAGACCTGACCGCGTACATGGCCGAAGAACGGGCAAAGCGCGAGCTTGGCGACAAGCTGTTGCAAACGGAGGAAACGATGGTTTATTTCTCGAAGCACAAGCACGGAGATGTTGTAGTGGCTCATTGCTGCGACACGTGCGCAAGAAAGGCGGGCGTGAAGCCAAAGCGCCCGGCGGATAGCGGCAAGGCGTCGTGGCTTTGCGATGTTTGCGGACACCACGGAATCGGATCGCTGACGGACTGCGAGATTGGGGACTGGCTGCGCCTTCGGCCATTGCAACCTAACGCAGAGGTGAAAGGCGGCGGCGCATAACCGCTTGAAGAAACCAAGGGCGGTGTTTCCGCCGTCCTTTCGACCGCCGGGTTAGACCGGCATTTACTACGGAGAGACAAAAATGCAGAAGCTTCAGATTGGCACCAACCGCTTTACCGAAGTGACAGTGATGGACGAGCCTGGCGCGGGTGGCGCATGCCATGAGTACAAGGTCGAGCCAGCTCAAGGAGTTGCGTACCAAAGCGACGCACAGGACGGGCCGTTCGCTGTCGTTCATTTCCAGAATGGCCCGGTAGGCGAATCTGGCGTGAATGGCTGTCATCAAGAAGATTTGCTCGCCATCGTGATTCACCGGCTGCAATGCTTCCAGGCTGGGCCTTATGCCTGCCGAGAAAACGCGCTTGCGCTGACGAAACTGGAAGAGGCGATGCACTGGCTCAACCATCGGACAGCCATCCGCCAAAAGCGTGGGGTCGAAGGAACCCATGAGGTCTAAAGGAAGCTGACAAAGTAGCTTGGATCAGGACATTAATTCTGATCCAAGTCGTACTCACAAACTGTTTTATTGTGGCTAATGCCATACATCATTGGTGAGGGACAGGATTCAAATGAGCGTATTTGCAGGATTAAGGATACCAAGCACTCTGGGATTTGTTGGGCCAGTTAATAAAGAAACTCCTGGCAAACCAATATATCCAGGGAATTACAACTCAGAAAATTCAAATACCCTATTTGTTTACCCTTGGGGCAAGAAGCATAGAAACATGTTCTTCATTGGCCCACACGAAATGGCAGATCAGAGCATTCCTATTCACCCCTAAGGAGCATCACATGCAAATGAAACTTACTCACGATCAAGTAGGCGGCCTTGTGGGCCGTTTGTCCGTCGCGCTCAACACCTATGCCAACCAACAGCTGATCAACGTGCTGCGGGCCTACCCTGTGCCTCGTGGGGGCGTTCCCGTCGCGTATGCTCTGCAGAGCTTGGTCCCGATGGTGTTTGTCGAGAACCCTGCTGAGGCCGACGTCTTCATCGACGACCTGATCGACAGCGGTTCGACTTGCGAACGCTACTGTGACGAGTACCCTGGCAAACCTTTCTTCGCGCTGTTGGACAAGCGCACAGATGAACAATTCAAAGACCAATGGATCGTCTTTCCTTGGGAAGTAACAGACGACGGTGCAGATGCAATCTTGACCGCTGGGAGCTGGCACCTAGGTATTATCCCGAGACGATCAAGGAAAACGAAGTCATAAACCCGTAGCACAACCGGTTGACTGACGTGTTATGCTTTTGTGGGAGAACGGCATGTGGAAGGTGCAATACAAGAGCGTTTTGACCGGCGCGTGGGTTGATAGCCACCTTGGCAATTACTCGACGGAGCGACGCGCCAGCAATGCAGCACGCGCTGAATTTGAAGGGAGATACGAATGGCGAGTGGAAAAGGCGTGAAGCCGTATGACCCTCTGAAAGTGGAAAAGACAGACCACCCGGATTTGGTGGGTGGGGTTATTTGGGCAGATTGCGAACTGGAGTGGATTCGCTCCTACGGGACGCGCTGCTACAACCACGGAAACGCTAAAGGCATGGAAGCCGGGCGGCTACTGTTCGAGGAACCGAAAGTCGGTTGTGACGGGACGGCGGTAACGCGGGAAATGATTACGGCAGCGCATGGCGTGACGCTGAAAACGGGCGACGTGGTGCTGTCCGCTCGGTTATTGGAGAGCATCTATCTGGCGATGGATGCGGTGAGGCATAACGCCCTGAATTAAGCCGCGCCGCCGAGGCGCGTGAGTGAGCCGACACCTTTCCGGCGTCGGCTTGAATGAATAGTTAGGTGGCCACGCCACCGGAGGAGATGTAGATGGATACGGAGTATTACCACACGTTGATCGAGAAAGGCGGGAAGGTACTCGGCTACGGGAACGTAATCACAGAGAATGACTGGCAGATTATGGGGAACGAAAACAACCGGGCAATTTGCCCGCCGGAAGAGAAATGGATCGGGTACAAAACAACCCCGTTCCCTCACCCCACGTTTGTCAGGATGCCACCTAACGCTGTTTATACGACAACCGACAAGCCCGGCCCCGTCGCATAACCCCACACAACACCACGGCCAACCCGAATAAGGTGGCCTAAAAAATGGAGGATCAGCTTTGGCTACAAAACAACCGACCAGGGCGTCGCATCAAATGGGCGCTGTCGATTTTGCAGACCGGCGACTTGCCGGAAGGAGCGGAAAAATGAGCGCATACACACCACCCGACAAGATCGAGAAATCGAGTGCTCTGGCGCTGGTTCAAGCGTTAATCGGCGCTCAGAGAGCAATCAACAGCATGAAGGTTGAGGCCGAGACTGCAGCCCAGGGAGACGAGCAGATGATGCTTGATGCCTGCGAGCAGATTTCCAACGAAGGGCTCGAAGCATCTTTGGCAATTCAAGCGGCACTCTCCACCGCAGCACAGCCGCCAGCAGACGGCGCCCTGAACACCATCGCCGCCATGTTCCACAGCGCAGAAGAAATTGAAGGCCCAGATGGCCTGGCAATGATGGTCGATATGTCGGTCTGGAATGACGCACTTGATGCTTTCGACGAAATCAGCGGGGACGAAATGGAGCCAGCACAGCCACCGGCAAGATTTGTGATGGTGCCTGTTGAGCCGACCGACAAAATGGTTCGGGCTGGGTACGACGCCTACGGGGTTGAAGGTTGTTATGGGGCCATGCTCGCAGCCGCCCCCAAGGCAGAGCCAGTGCAGCCTGAGCGAGTGCCGCTGACTGCGGAGCGGGTCAAGGAAATCGCCATTGATGCTGGGTATAGCGTCTTGGACGAGACGCGCGCGCATTTCACAAATGGCATTCGCCACGCGGAAAAGTACCACGGCATCAAGCCAGCAAAGGAGCAGGCGTGACCGAGGGCAGCAGCGACCCCGTACGTACACGCGTCGGCGAACTGATCGACACCCACGGCTCTGTGCGCGCCGCCGCCAAAGCAATCGGCATCGAATCGAGCTACCTGTTCCGGCTATCCACCGGCGAAAAATCATCCCCGAGTGACGCCACGCTGGCGAAATTGGGCATGAAGCGCGTCATCACTTATGAGCGCATCCAGCAGCCGATCTGGCAGGCGACGGAGCTTCAACCAAGGACGAAATCAGGATGACTGACAACAAACAATACCCCAAGCTGCCAAACGTTGGCCCCATCGGTTACGCATCAGTGGTTGATATTGATCTCTACGAAACCCGCTTGAGCATTGGCCCGCACCTACCGGGGGTGCGTGACGTCGCGCTATGGACTACAGATCAAATGCGCGCCTTCGCTGACGCCACTTGCGCCATGCGTGCAGCACAGGCAACGCCTGCTGCATGGATGGACGACGGCACCCTTCGTTCTGGATCGACAGAAACCTCGCATCGGGTTGTCACTGCCAAAACGAAAGCTGGCATGCCTTCGTCAACTGCAGCGGCATTCACGGTGCCGCTCTACACCAAGCCTGCAGCACCAGCATCTCAGGATGCGGAAGCACTCATGGACGCCATTGACGACATGAGAGCTGCCGTGCAGTACGCGCCGTCCAGTGCCTATTGGTCGGAGCGACTTAAGCACCATTTTGGGGCCGATGCCAGAAAAGGAATCGATGCGCTTGAGCAGCGCCTGAGGGACGCACAGGGAGCCCAAGCAACTCAGGATGTGGAAGAAAAGAAACTGCGCCGTATGCTGTGCGTGGCCTACTCAGGGACGGCGGCGTACATGGACGACGGCGAGGCGTCTGACGCCAGAGCACATCCGTTCATCGACTTCATGCGCGACTCGGTGGATGAAATTCAAGCAAAGATGAGGGAGCGTGGGGTCAAGGAAGCCCCAGCACTTGTCGGCGAGTGCGCCCGAGCCAAGCAGGAGGGGAAGTGATGACCAAAAAGAACTGCTGGCGCTGATGCGCCTGCTCAGCGCGCTTGAATCATGGAGCTTCTCAGCAGGCCAACGCCTGCCGGATTACCTACTCGAAGATTTGACCCGCGCCGTGGAGATGGTAGAGAGCGAGATTCTGAGAGACCTGCCGTAATCAGCACCGACACCCAACCCAAGCCGCCCACCGAGGTGGCTTTTCTTTTCTCAAAAACACAAGGAGAGCGAACATGCCTGATATTCAAACTGCCATCGTCCAATCCGGCTTGCCGATCAAACCGCTGCGTCAGCGCGTCTGGCAAATTCTCAAGGACAACGGGCCGATGACCATGGACGACCTGGTCGCGCGAATGCGCATCAGCAAGCTGCAGGGGCGCCAGTGCGTCTCAGGCATGAGGTCTCAGGGCTTCGTGAAGAGCGAACGCTTGAAGGGCACCGCCGCCAAGCAGTACATCGCCAACTACTCCTCCTATGAGGAGGCGCTGGAGATGGCCGCGCCGACCTCTGCGAAGCGCAAGCCGGCCGCGGCACGACCGACCACGGTCGTTCCCATGGCGTCCGCCGAAATGCCGCCGCCGGCGTTGTTGAACCTGCCGCCGGCGTTGCTGGGCATGACGGTGACGCAACTGCACACGGCGTACCGCGCGCTGGATGCGATCTTCGGGAGCCGCACATGACCGATCCACGGACCCACTCCGAGCATCTGGCCACTTTCGTGAAGCTGGCTTCCGACATCGTCGCCTGCTTGCGGGTCGACAGCGACGGCTGGCAGCGCGTGCTGGAGCGCTCCGCGCAGGACTTGATGGACTTGTCCGAAGAGGTGCGCCGCGGCAAGCGGCAACTGCACCACCCACAGCACCTGAGTCGCGCCCTGCGCAACCTGCTGACTGACGCACATCTCATGACGAGCGTCCTGCTCGACGCGGACACATTGAAGGAGAAAGACCATGGAAATTGAAATGGTGGACGAGATCACGTATCTCGCCCAACTCGTGGACGACTACGTGCTGGCCTGCGCTGAAGCGTCAGCCGCCGACGCTCGCAAAGAGTTGGCCAAGCAGGCGCTTCTATCCGCCGGCGAGACCAACTTGCGGGGCACTCTGAACAAGGTGTCCGTGGCGACCGTCGCTGGTCGCGCCTCCATCAACGTCAAGGCAATGGTGAGCGATGGCCTGCTCACCGCGGAGCAGGTCGCCGCCTACACGACCACCGGCAAGGAGTCCCAACGCGTGACGGTCAGCGCCCTGACCTGACGCCAGTTCCCGTTTTCGATTAGCCAGCGTGCCGAGCCTCACCAGGCCAGCGCGCTCTCATTTGCAGTACCGAGGAGAGGTATAGATGTACGAAGTCAAGTACGATGGAAAAGATAAAGTGTGGCGCCTGAGCGGTGCCGGCGACTGCTCGTTTGAGCTGACGTTCGAGCAGGCGCTGGTGTCCAGTTCGCGCCGGCCTGGCTCCGGGTCGACCTTGAAGTTCCGGTCGATCCACGGCCTCACTTTGCCCGAGGAAGCGCGCAACCGCATCAGGCCGACTGAGTTGCGCAATCTCGGCATCTACCCCGGAGCGAGGCAAGGGCCGCCGCACCGACTGTGGCGCCTCATGCCAGACGGCTCCATCGAATCAGGAGTGTGATTTGGAGAAAGAACGAAAGACCACCAGCAGGTCGGCGCCCTACAGGTGGTCACCCCACCCTGCGTCACACTACGCTGACGCTTGCGGCGCTTGGCTGCTCAAGCTATCGCCGGTGGAGTGGAACTTGGCGTGGCTGGCCCTACCCAATCTGGATGGGCCGGCCCCGCCGGGCTTCAGGGACGCCGTCAAGCGCAGCGTCGGGTGCGCCGCCAGCGTGCCCACGCATCAGGAGGTGCTCCACTTGAGCATGCGGCAGATGCTCGACGGGCAGGCAGTTGGGTTCGTCCACCTGTCAGCTGCGGTCACCTGGCGAACCACGCCGCCGATCATGGAGCTGATTCCAGGGTGGAAGTCGGCGTGGCTCGCGCGAGCGAAGCAGGCGCGCACCGAGCACCCTGCGGCACTGAACCGGATGATCGACGACGACGTGCGAGACGTCACCGCCGCGCGCAACCTGATCACCGCTTACGGGTGGTGCCGGAATCTCGAATGAGGTGATCCCGATCACCGCCAATATCCAGGCAACGCATATAAGAACAACAACATGCAAGCACAACAAAAACAGGCCGAGAAACCCGCCCTCACGGAGGAAATGTTCAATGCCATGAGCCCGTGTGATCGGGTGCTCGCCGTGTTTGACCTCGGGGTCAATCACCAAGGGCGCCCGTTCGTACCGGCTGCGCACCAGCGCGACAGCGTCGATCGGTTCGGCGCGGCGGACGGCCACGGCTGCTGGGACAAGCCCGGCACCGGCAAGACGCTCACGATGACCCTGCACTGCCTGTTGGCCATGTGTGAGGGGCGCGCCAAACGCGCGGTCATCCTGACGCCGCCAGCCGTGATCCCGAACTGGGCCAGATTCCTGCGCGGGATCACGATGCGTGCGCCGAACATGCCCATGAAGGTTTTGGAGTACCAGGGCACACCCAAGCAGCGCGAGAACATGCCGCTGTGGGCTCATCACTTCATCGTGATGAGCTACGAGATTTTCAAGAAGGACTACGAGCGCCTCACAGGCACGCTGCTGGGCGACCTTGGCAAGGATGGCTTGACCCTCGTTTGTGACGAAGGCCACAAGATCAAGAACCTGGCGACGGCCAACTACAAGCACGTCAAGGCGTGGCACTTGCAGGGCGTGCAGGTCAAACTCGCCACCGGAACGCCGGTCACATTCCCGCTGGACATCTACGCCTACACCCGCATCAAGAACCCCGGAGCATATCGCAACCTCAAGCACTTCTACGACCTGCATGTCGAGGAGGAGGACGCATACGAGAAGGTGACCCGGTGGCGCAACCTCGACCTGGCGCGTGCCAACCACAAGGAGAACGCCACCGACGTCCTACTGGAGGACGTCAGCCGCGACCTGCCCAAGCTCAGCGTGGACGAGTGGGCCTACGACCTGGAACCCGCTCACCTGCGGCTGTACCGCAAGATGGCGGAGGATCAGGTCGTGCACATCGAGCAGTCCGGCGAGGAAATCTCGGCACTCAGCGAGAGCGCGCTCTTTCACAAGTGCCAACAGATCGTGCTCAACCTGCCGCACTTCACGGGCGACGCCGCGGCAACGCCGGCGGGCCTCGCGCTGGCCGAGCAGTGGTTGGATGAGCTGGGTGATGAGAAGTTGATCATCGTGGCGAACTACCAGATGACCAACGACATGCTCTATCAACGCCTGCGACCCCACGGCGCGCGCATCATCTACGGCCCCATGGCCCATGCAGCCAAGATGCGCGCCAAGGACGAGTTCATTGCCGACCCCGCGGCGCGGGTACTGGTGATGCAACCCGAAGCAGGCGGCGTCGGGGTGGATGGCCTGCAGCACGTTTGCCACTCCATGCTGTTTCTGGAGTCGCCCAGCGTCGTCAGGCAGTACACCCAGGCCGTGGCTCGGCTGGCACGCACCGGGCAAACCAAACCCGTGCAGGTGCGTATCGCGGTGGCCCGCGGCACCGTGCAGGTGCGAGGCTACAAGCGCTTGCTGGAGAACGACGAGCTGGTGGCCCAGGTCCAGCGCACCCCAGCCACCCTGCGCCAGATGATCTTGGGAGGTTAACCCCTCGCCTCGGTCGGGAATCCGGGAACGCCGCCGGATTCCATGTATGATCCCAGCCCTCGAAACAGACCCGGCGTTGACCGGGCTGTTTCGTGACTGGACAATCCGAGCGGCGCCGCGCCGGAAGCGGCGACTGCTCAGCCCATAACAAAAGAACAGAGGGCAGACATTTGTCATTCTTTTGGTACTCCATGACTGGGGTCCACGAGGATTGGAAACTCGCCAATGCCTCGGACCGCGCCGCCGTCATCACCAACACCCGCCCGTCCTTCGTGACGGTCCTTGACGCCAAGGAAGCCCCGCAGGAGGAATGGGGCCGAGAAGAGTATTTGAAGATGAAGTACAGCGGCCCGTTCTACGCGGACTGGGACGCTGAGGACATCACGCTGGCCATCTCCGCGTTTCAGATGTTCCTGGAAAAGTTGGAGAGCGCGCACGACCTGGAACTTGATCAAGTGCGCCTGTTCGCCACCGGAGGGAGAGGCTTCCATCTGGAAATCCCGATGGAAGTCCTCGCCCCGAAGGCTTCTGGTCGCGGCATCGTTCAGCTGCCGCTGATCTACCGTGAGATGGCCATGGTCGCTCACGTCGAGACCCTGGACATGAGGGTGTACAGCGCCCGGCGCGGGCGCATGTGGCGCGTGCCGAACGTGGTGCGCGGCAACGGCGCCTACAAGGTGCCGATCACGCCGGACGAAGCGCGCGAGATGACGCCCGAGCTGTACACCAAGCTGTGTTCGGCGCCGCGTTACTACCGCGGCACCGGCGCCGAGCACCCTGACGCATCGTGGCTGTTCGACGTCAAGGGCGAGGTCATGCCGCCGGCGCCGGCGCAGCCCAACGTGGGCCTGCAGGCGCTGTTCGCCTCGTCCAAGGCCAGAGTTGAGAACGCCGTGCGCAGGCAGGCGCGAGCGCGCGATGACCGCAAGCAGCTCGCCAAGTTCAATGGCGTCGTGCCCCTGTCGGTCAAGGAAATCCTGAACGGCCAGCACCTGAGCGCTGACGCAGGCTTCAACGACATCGCCTTGCAGCTGGCCATCCTGGCCAACGAGTTCGCCATGGACGAGGCGGACTTCGTTCAGGCGTGCGAGGGCGTGATTAAGAACCACGCTGGGGATGGCTCTCGCTACTCGACGCCGCGCCGACGCGCGGACGCCCTGCGCGAGCGGCTGGCCTACGTGCAGGCGTCCAACGTCTACCGCTTCAGCCTGCCGGCGTTGCGCTCGATCTGCGCGCCGAACATGGCGGCGCCCGATTTGTTCGGCTCACTGGCAGAAGAAGGCGCGCGCTTTGCGCCGGTGATGACCGAAGCGCAGATGAAAGCGGGCGCGCTGCCCGAGGACGACGCCAGCGAGGAGGAGCGCCGCCAGATGCAGGAGATCGATCGCACGGTCTTCTTCTACCTGCCGCGCATCTGCAATCACTGCCTGAACCCCGGCTGCGTGGCCGCCTGTCCGGCCGGCGCGATCTACAAGCGTGAGGAGGATGGCATCGTGCTGATC